CTTATCGGCCTGAGTGACGTGGATGGTCTTATCGGCAATATGAGCCGCTGCCGTAGCATCGCCTGCATCCATCTCCTGCTGCACCTTATCAAAGCCGATGTTGATGTTGCCAAAGTCTTCGCTTATCTTCTTCGATCCAATCAGGTTACAATATCTATTTGCCACTAGCCTCATCTCCTTTCTGGCTTAATTGCTCTAGCCGTTTCTCAATGGCTTCCTGAACACCCAGCAATATTGCTTTCTCTTGCCCAGGATGATATGGAGTCACGGCCATGATGACAGCGCATATCTCGGGCACGGGCTGGGTTGGATCCAACTCAATGCGGATAATAGGTTGTACTTGTGCCATAAATGCCTCCTTACAAACAAAAAGGCCCCGCTATTAGCGAGACCTGAATGATTGGTATTTGGTTATTTCTTCGTTGCTAAAGCTTCCTCGACAAGACGAAGTTCTTCGGTATCTTCTGCAATCATTTTATCGTATTCGGCAAGCTGCTTTTCAATTGCCTCAAGCACGGGTGCTTTGACCCCTGACTTTTCTTCCTCTTTTCTGAGATCTTCAATCTCCGCAACAATGTTTTTTCTTCCCTCTACGGCTGGTTTGATTCTATTATTTTTGATACTATCTCTCAAAACTTCTAGACTCTCTTTAGAATCCGTCATATATTTATTTCCATTCTTATCAGATTTAGTTGAGCCTTCAGCCGAAGCACTTACCTCTTGTTTAGATGTTACTAATATCTTTTTACCTTCCACCCGTATATCAGCTCCTAACGCCTGAGAAACCCCGCGTACAGGGACGTTGGTTTTACCGTCAATCACTGCTCCTTTATCTTGGAGCTCTTTTCCGTTTACGATTACCGTATACTCACCTGTTACCTTCTTTCCCACAAGTGACTTGATTTGATCAGCAAATGCACTTCCTGCAGTTGCAATCAAAGAACCAATGACAACACCACTTACTAGATACGCCCATTTTTTCATATAGAAAATCCTCCGTAGCAATATTTACCTCTATCATATCACTACGGGGTCGACGTTGTGAAGGTTCCGCCCCAGTTTTGGTTCTGATTGTTGCCGTGGTTGTGAGTTCCGATATTAACTGTATGACTATGGTTACTGAACGAGCGGCGAAGACTGTCAAGTTGTGATTGCAAGGATCTCAGTTGTTCTTGAAGTCCAATTATTTCACTGATGCCCAACCTTAGTCCCGATACTGAAGAATTGAAGTTTACGGGCCCCTGTAAATAGATCGTTCCACTTGCCCCAAGACGTAAGTCACGATTGCCTATAACATGCATTTCCTCAGTGATAGCATACACAATCCCCATCGGCGAACCGCTAGAATTATAGTACGTGTGCCCGGAAATGTCCGCTGCCGAGTTCCACCCCAGCTTTACCCTCTGTCTACCAGAGTTGTCATAGAACATGAAACCGTTGGGATCAAGCTCAATCCTTCCTCCAGATACTGCCGTCTTTATGGAAGAACCGATAATGGTTGTTCCGTTAATCGTGCCACCGTTTATAGTAGATGCAGTTATGGTTCCAGAGAAATCTCCATCTACCCCGCGGAGGGTGCCCGTGAATGTCCCACCTGCTGCCTGCAGGTCACCAGCAAATGTTCCCCGTGCCGCTCGCAGCTCGCCAGAGAAATCACCGTCTACACCACGAAGCGTCCCCGTAAACGTTCCACCTGCAGCTTGTAAGTCGCCGCTGAATATGCCGTCAGTCGCCTCTAACGTACCATTAAACTTGTAACGGCCAGCCCAAGGATCGAAGTATATTTTGTCTTGTCCGTTAGCCTGGAATGAGAGCTTATCACTGTTCAGGATAACTTTGCTCTTATGATCTTCTCGTTCGATAATCAGGCCGTCAGTTCGTGTAATCGTCGCACCATAATAGTTCTTCCCCTCTTTTACGGCGTTCTTGTCCAGCTTGTTGACCTGCTGTGAAAGACTGCCTTCAACGACAAATTCGCTCTGCTGGGCCGACACGGATGGTGCTTCCAGCGACATACGAAGCCCACCCGCAAAACTGAATACCTGGTGCAAGATGATCGACTTGTACCGGACAATTCCATCCCACGGAATGTGTGTATCCTGCCAAGCTGAAACCGTATCGTCCCATGTACTACCTTCTTGCTGCTCAAAGGCAATTACGTCTCCTTGCTCAAGCTGCGGGTAGCCACGAGCATCAATAGTCAATGGCAAGTAGGAAAACCCGTTCATTGCACTAAGCATGTCATTAACCATGCTCTGTGTCACAAACGGGTTTTCAATATACAGGGTGTGATTTTCATCTCCGCTACCAGCCTCGTATTGTAAATCATCCTCTGTGTTGTACGTGGCCACTATCCTGGTATATGTCTTGACCGGATTGGTCTGCTTCGCGCTGACATAATCGGCTGTGGTCATCGCAAAGACAGGCTCCTCAGTTGCCGTGAACCTCTTGAACTTTAATGTACCGGCCTTGTCCACGTACAGGCTCGCACTATTGGCAGCGGCGATATACGCGAGCACCTGGCGCATGCTATATCCTGCTGGTCCTGCTTGGATCTGATAAGTCGGATTAATCTGCACGCTGTTGTCATATGTCCATCCCAACCGGTTGCATATCTCATCAAAGACAGCCCGCTGTGTAGCAGGATAGGTCAGGGACGATATGTAGGCCACATCAGCAAAAACCAACTTATCATAGCAGACGTAAGTCCATACATCGTTAATTCGTTCGCGACTGTCTACGAAGAACTCACCAAGCGGCAGCCAGTTTGTACTGGTACCGTTCCAATTGATATCTACGTCCTGCCAAGGATACTGCGCCTGCAGCCAAGTCAACCCCGACATAGACAAAGATAGATAGGGAACGATTCGTGCATTCGGCGGCACAATATAATTTGTTCGCAGTTTAATGGCGAGCTTAGATGGAATGGCCGTTCCGAGCTGGAATCCATCCGTTAGACTCAAACTATTCTCGATACTAAAATCTACGATCCTGGTATTGTCAAATTCCTCGGATCCCACGGTTGCCTTGACGATAAATTCCCGGTCTGGCCGCCGTAAGTAATCAGCATAGAGCGGCGATATTGGATACAATCAGATCACCTCTCTGTCAACGTCAATTTGAGTCCGTTCCAATGTACAACGCCATTCGATACTACACTGAATGGAGCTGGTCGATTCCCTACGTACATTTTTTTCGTGAGGCTTCCGCCAGTCATTGGATCCGGGAATGTAAAATCGAAAAATACATTCGACATGGCTTTTAATATGCTTGATATCTGTTGTTCGCTCAGTACACCCCAAGTCATATCAACCTGCCGCTTAACGGCCACCCGATCCCGGTTGAGCGTACCGTTTGCTGTCCGGACAGACGAGTTCCCGTCATCAATATCCAAAATGGTTACCTGAAAGGTTGACGGATAGGCGGCAATCTCTTGGCCGTCGATCAAGATTTTCATGTAGCGCCTCCTCTCTATGTGGTTAATGGTGATCGTCCAGTGCGCCGGGTAATGTCGTTTATTGCATTGGCTACAACCCGTCCTAGTACAGTGCTGTCAACTTGGATAACCTGCCCTTGACCGTTCTTCTCGAGTGCCTCCAATATCCTCATCAGCACTTCCACTACAGGCTGGTTGTTTGCTCCCAGCATGTTCTGCAGCTTGGAAAGTGGCGAAACAACCTCAGGGTCAACGCCTGCCCCCTTGTTATCCCCTACCATAGCCAGTGTCGGTCCGTAAGCAAGACCACCCTTAGCAAGGCGTGGTATTTTCGGGATCTGCGGCACACCGATTGAGCCCCCGCCGATTTTATGGCCGAAAACCTCGACTTCTGGAATACTAATGCTGATGCTGTTGAAACCGTCAATGACCGAGTTAATGGCGTCAATGATCAAGTTCAGCGGTGCCTTAACAAGTCCGTAAAGGGAATCAAAGATACCTCCAAAGATATCCTTAACCCCAGTCCAAGCCTTCTTCCAATCTCCCGTAAAAACGCCTGTGACAAAATCTATAATGCCGCCCAGCGTTCTGAGCAGCCCCTTGATGATATCTCCCACACTGGATATGACTGTCGTCACGATATTAAGCACGATGTTAAAACCCTTCACGAAACCAGGAGCAAGCTGATCTATGACGTAGTTGATCAGTGGGCTGATGAACTTGTTATAGATCTCCAGCGCCGCTGTTACCAGCTTCATTACCACCTCGCCCACTTGCTTGATGATACCCTTCAAACTACCTTCCCAGATTTCATTCAGCTTTTTCAGAAACGGCTCGATAATCGGCTTCAAGACGTCATCCCACAGCTTTTGGAACGTGTTCCGGATGTTCTCCATGGCCTCAGAAAGGCTGGTCAGCAATTCTGCACCATATTTATCCCAGAGCCCCTTTATCGTCTCCAAGGTGTCCATGACAATCTTTTTGATCAAATCGAACACAGGTTTCAGCACCGTATTATAGACATCGTTGATCAGCTTTACTGCCCATTCGAATGTGTTGGCAGCCTCTTTAAATGCCCAGACTAGGGTGTCGGTGAATACTGGTACCAGCGTATCAATCACCTTGGCCGAGATTGGGATAATGAAATCATTCAGCGCATAATCAACGAACGGTTTGATCGTCCCGTCCAGTAACTTTTCAAATGCTTTTCCTATCTGAGGAATAACGTCCATAAACATATCGCGAAGCTTCACTAGCGAAGGGAACAGCGTGCCCTTCCACAATTCATTAATATGATTGACTGCGTTAGTCGCTGACTTCGCAAATGTCTGGAATGCCCACACCAACGTATTTGCGTAGATAGGTACGATAGTTTCTGTAATCGTTGTAGACAACGGTATAGCAAAGCCATTAAGCATGAAGTCTACAAATGGATTGATAGTGTTGGTTAATAGGCTTTGCAATGCTCCAGCAATAACCGGCATTGCCATTACAAATGCGTTCTTGGCCCGATCTAAACTTGGCAGCCACACAGTATCCCACAGTTTGATGGCTTGATTGGTCACATTGCGGAATGTCTTATCAAATGTCTGAAACGCCCATACTATCTGTTTTGCAATGACTGGTGCAAAAGCTTTCGTAAACCCGATTACGATCGATGGGATAAAGTTACCTAAGATGTACTTTGCAACAGGTACCAGGAAGCCATCTTTCAGCCGTTTGAACGTATTCCCTATATTGGTGACAGATTTACCGATCGGATCCATCATGTCTACAAACGGCTGCAAAGCCGGAGCCATTCCGGCCCAGCCTGCAGATATGAATCCCCATGCCTCGGTAAACCGTGATTTAAGATCACTAATGAATGCCGCCACCTGCTGCTTGACAGGATCAACGTTGATGGTAGGCGTGCCTAGATCAAGATTACCCAGGCCAGCAAATGCCCCAAGGCCGCCAGCTCCATCCGCTGCATCATCCACCGCCCCCGCTGTGGATTTTGCCAGCGTATTCAACTGGTCAAACCCGGCCAGGCTATTCTTCATGTCCTTGCTAGCCTTCTTACTCTTCTTGCCTGCCTTTTCTGCCGCCTTACCCGCCTCGTCTACCGCGCCAGCAGCGCCAGTGGCTGCATCGGCAGTATCATTCAGTGGTGCGACAGCTCCAGCTCCACCGGCATTCACTGCATCCCCGAAGACAAGCTCTGTAAAGGCTCGGAAGTACGCGGCAGCAATCTGCAGCTTAGATATCAGCCAGTTTAACCCCTGAATAATTGGAGACAGGATATTGATGAAACCTGCCCCCATCGTGCCCTTGAAGATATTCCAGCGTTCAGTCATTATCCGAACCCTGTTCGCCCAGCTGTCACCGTTCCGAGCAAAGTCGCCCTGGGCATCGCCTGTCACCTTCAATAGGTATCCATACCGCAGCATGGTCTGTTCAGCCTGTGTCATGGACATCCACGACTTTGTGATCCCCTGGGACATGGCGTATGCTTCCATATTCACGACGGACATATTGACGCCTAACTGCTTAAGTGGCTCTGTTTCGCCGACCATACCGGAAAAGACTTTGTAATAGGCTTCATCGTTTTTCAGGTTATAAAAAGAAGCCATGTCGGCAGATAGCTCTGTCAATCTGACAGACATCTCCTTCATGGCCTCACCGGTTAAACCAGACGATTTAAGCATCGCACCCATTGTGGACGCGTATTTTTTTGCAGATAGCTCAGATAAACCAAACGACTCGATCAGGTTCGATGACCAGTTGTTGATCTGACCAGTCATCGATCCGAACGTAACGTTTACGACGTTTTGCACTTCCGCAAGGTCGGATGCCAGATTAATGGCCTCCCGGCTGAAATTGACAATACTATTGACGGCAAATGCACCCGCTATAATGCCACCAAGGCTCCGAAACGCTCCACCGACTAAGTTGGTAGCAGTACCGGCGATTCCGTTAAGATCCTGCCGGAAGGGGCCGTAATTTAGCCCTAGGTCTAAATCTATCTGTCCTACACTAGACATCTACGCCACCCCCGAACATGCGGGCCATTGCAGTCTCCAGAGCTTGCATTTCTTGATTCAGTTTGACCTGGTCATCCAGCTTTCGCTCCGCTCGTCGTTTACGCCAGCCGTTGTAAATACGTTTCTGGTCGGCGTTGAATCCCTTGATTACCTTTGGATCATTCTCGGCCCTAATCGTAACCACAGACCCTAACGGTGTGTCAGACATCAAACCGCTCACCAAGGTGCAAAACTCCTCCCACGGCATGTCCCCGTGCTGCCGAATGCGGATACCATACTGCTTGGCAAGACTCGCCTCGATTAATGGCCAATCTTCTCGCAGATCGTACCAGTTATCCGGCCCGCTGCTACTGTTGAAATCGCGCAGCAGCTTCCTCGTACGTCAACCCTTGCATTGCTGCTACCAGACCGGACATAAGAACTTTCAAGTTCGCAACGGTCATTTTGGAAACACCAATTTCATTCACGGCTTTCTTGCCGAGCGCCCCTTCAATTGCATTTAATAACCCTTTGACCGTTGCGCCATCTGCCAGTTCCTCAAAACCAAGTACAGCTTCTACGCTATTATTAATTGGATACTTTTTATTGCCGATTTGAATGGACGATTGCTCGTCCTTAGAAAATTTATCAGTCAGGTTAATAATCTTTGACATGGAATAATCCCCCTTAAATTATGGTGTTTTTGTTGCTGGTGTAAATGTTGGCTTGCCGTCTGATAGAAGCTCAAATTCCAAGCCATCGATGTTGGTACTGTCACCGCCACCTGGCTGCGTCAGATTGATCACACAGTCCATGGTGAGCTTCGCCCCAGATGGCATGATCCACTCGAATTTAGTTTCGACCTCTTGCCCCGTACCGAGCAGCAGCCCTGCGATGTAATCATTCCCTGGGTCGCCGTAGTGCCTTTTACCAGAAAAGCTGAAGGTCAGCCCTTTCCCGGTTACTGCACGGCGTGTCCATCCCCCCTGATCCATCGGCGTCCACTCTTCTGTGTTACCGTCGATACTTGGACTAAATGTCTCCAGGTCCTTCACGGTAACCATGTCCCCTGGAGCGACTGAAGCGCGTCCATTGATACCAATCTTAAAAACGTTATTGTGTACTGGGAAAACACCAGTAGTCGCCATACGCTCTCCCTACCTTTCATAGTAAATAGTTGTCTCTATGACATATTCGTATATGCCCTCATCATCCGTACCGACGTTGACAGGCTCAGGTGTCCGCATGTCAAATGTAATTACGCGACGGCCGCTGATTCTCGCATCACCACGACCAAAAAGCGAAGCGTAGACCTCATGGGCCTTGCGCTCCGCTTTATCGGCGTTCTTTGACCAATGTATTAAGATGGATACGGCTTTCATGGCGTATGACGTATTATCCAGCCCGCCGATTGCAATATATGGCCTTCCGCCGGTATTGATATTGTACAAACCGATACATTCCGGTTTGCTACCGTCTATCTTGCCGATATACCAATTGGGGCTCTGTATTTGAGTCTTCATCCAATCGCGGATTTCCGATAGCATCAGCGTCATTTAATAAATCCTCCTGCAAGCCGCTTGACCAGCTTCTTAAAACGGCCTACAAGTGACTCCGTCTTTTCACCATTGACCCATGGTTCCAGCCACTTGCCTTGCGCATTACGGTTTTTATCCTGCCTGAAGCGATACTCAGGATGCCAATAGAGCCTGCGAGCATACGGCGTGTCATATACGATCTTAACCTTGCCGCGCTTGAGCCCCGTCTTGTCTACCCAGGCACCGCGCTCCAGTTCACCGGTCTGCTTCGGAACGACCTGTTCGTTCGCAATTTCAGTCAGGATGCCTTCCGTTTTCCCATCCACAACTTGTTCCAAGGCTTGTAGCTGAGCCGACGAAATCTTTTGGATGGCACGTCGGTTCATTTTCGTTTTAACCTTCACCATCTACATCAACTCCAATTCTGTGGAGAAGATGCTCCCATCTGGATTCTGCGGCCTCGAAGAGCTAAAGATGGTTCGCTGCGCCCCACCAACTTGGACAAAGCCCTCAATTAGTTCACCGGGCAGGATATCGCCCTTAATGATCACTTTGCCTGACATTGTAACCAAACGGCGCTCCTTGTCCAGCTTCTGGCGCATCTTTTCGTCATAACATGCGAGCCCATCAAAGATTATTTCCTCGACAGCCTCCCCATCGTCTGACAACTCGGTACGATATACTTTAATCGGCGTATTCAGAATCCATTGTGGGAATGGCAACTTGCCCCGCATCAGCACAACCTCCTATCCGTCAAACCTGTAGCGCGTAGCAGCCCGATGACGGCATCAGTCGTCTTAACCCCTCCCGCACCCTCTACAGACTTGAACGAAAGCGAGACGCTGCCTGCAGAGTATCCAGCTAGAGGAGCATCCAAGTAATCACCATACTGGTACTGGAAATCAGCCTGCTGACAGACAGCCTTGACTACATTGGTACGCTGAAAAGGCGTGAGACCATCAAAGCCACACGCCACAATGCGGTTATATGTCATACTGTCTACTTGGTCAGATGCTCGCTGTAGCGCCTTATCCAGCTTCCCTATCGGGATGTTGCCATTTCCGTACCGTTCATACTCGTCCGTTGTTGCATAGGCCATGTCGCTCACCTACTTTCCGGATTTGGTACTCTTCGATGGCTTCTCAACAGTTTCAACCTCTGCTTGCTCTCCATCTCCTGGAGGCACAATGGGATCAGGAGAAGGGGAAATGTCAGTTTGATTATCCTGTTCGACAACAGGCTCCCTCTCAACCTCATACCCATTTGACTCAAACCATACGAGTAGATGTGGGTTATCCGTTTCTCCAACCCCGTTAGCAAACGTTACACCAGCAGAAATGCCGGTGTATTCTTTGTTCGGTGCAATTACTTTAGCCATGTTTTATCATCCCTCCTTACGATACTTTGATCTTGCGCATAACGCCTGCTGCTTTAGTAGCCTTGAGTGCAACAGCAGCAACCATCTCAACTTCACCTGTCTTAACTGCTCCAGATGTCGTATAATCAGGCAGCCATGTGCGAACAGGCGGTTGTCCAGCCATCGAAACACCATGGAAACCATCCAAGCCTAAACGCACTGCGAACAACGAAGTTTCCCCAGACGCTTTCGTTGCAACAACAGGGTCATTAGTACCGGTTTTTGCCCCAAGGTCAACAAGCGGCGTCTCATTGTACTTTTCAACTTGACGGCCAAACTCATCACGCGAGATCGTATACATACCAGCACGGCGGGCACATGCGCGAATTTTTGCGATCAGTTTCAAGTTACCCATGATGCCAGAAGGTGTCCCGTCTAGTCCCATGAGGAACTCATCCAATTGATCCAAGAACACTTTATAGTTCTTATCCACTGCTTCGGATGTTGACAAGTCGATGGCATCTGTAGGGAGATACTCCGTGCTAGAACCTGTCAGGGCCTTTTCTAATCCATCAAATGCCTTCGCTTCTACTGCGGAGTCTCCATTAATTACCGTGTCGTTAAACAGTGCCTGTGCAGCCTTTACCTTCTGTTCCAATTGCAGTTGCACCTCAGACACAATGCCACCCATTCCAGCGATGATTCGGTCAATTTGGAACGTGCCACCGAAGATCTTCAGATCCACGTTATGCCGCTGCTTGGTAACTTCCTGCGGTGTGTACTCTTCATTTACGGCACGGAAAGCGGCCGTCGGTTGAGTGATAAGACGTGTGTAGCCATAGGTCAATGTGGCACCGCCACCCGTTGGTGACACTGCATCATCAAACGTCAGGTTTTGCAATAAAAAGTTGCTCTTCTGAAATTCATCAATCACGCCCATCGTTAGGGCATCTTGTACGTTTTTCTTTGCCTCACTCAGTGTTACTGCCATTATGAATCACTCCTAATTATTATTTTTGAAAATGAGCTGCTATTGCGTCCTTGAGAGACGCCGTTGCAGCCGGTGGGTTCGGGTTACCGCCACCTCCTACACGGAATCCCGGAGGCGTCTGCTGCTGTTGTTGTTGGGTGTCATCCTTGAACAAATACCCATCAGAGGATTTCAGAGCTGTAAGCTGTTCCTCTAGTCCTACAATCTTGCCCTCATCCCCTATGACCAACTTTTCTCTATTGATCAGTCCGGTTACAACCTTTTCATTGTGTGCTTTACCGTTGAGTGCAGCCGAAATAGCGTTAGTAAGTGTGAGCTCCTTTAGTTCGGCAGCGTGCTTTTCGGCAGCTTCTTTATTGGCTGCAGTCAATGTTTCAATCTGCTTTTTCAAGTCCTCAGACAGCCCTGCAGTCTTGCCAAGTTCCTCAATCTGCTTATCTCGATCAGTAACGTCCTTTTCGGCCTTCTTCTTCGCTTCTGACAGCTCGTTATATTTGTCTTTCGGAACAGTGTACTTTGGCAGCTCTTTGCTAACCTCTGCAACGATTCCATCAATTTTTGCTTCCTCAAAGCCTGCCTTTTTCAACAATTCCTTCAACCAATCCATTTATCATCATCCTCCATAGATTTTTATAGCTGCTCTCCAGCTACGGGAGTCGGTCGATATGCTCCGACCAACGAGCAATAGGCCCCAGCAGTCTCAACCGGAGCCAATCTATACATGTATTCGTTCGCGCCTAGAGTCTCGCCGCAAATGCTCATTTGCCTTGATGTGCTCTCTCAAGCGCTTCTGCCACTCTTTCACCTTGGCATCGGCTGCCTCCTGATTGGCCGAATCGATGCTGCCAGCTTCCCGACGTTTATACTTCCTGATCTGTCGCTCCATGTAGCGCTGACGCTGCTCTGCCTCGTAGTTTTCCAAAGCTTCTTCATCATCCACAGGCAGCGGTAGTCGGCTCTTACCAGGCACAAATGTCGTCATGTTGTGCCTGCACCCGGGATGAAACAAACCGTTTGCTATTGCCGTGCTGAGCAACGGGTACTTACCATCCTTTACAGTACCCTTGCTGTATACGTCATCGATGAATACCTTGCCCTGGTATGGCAGACAGAGTTTAGAGCAATTAGCGTGCGCGGATATGACCACAGTCCGAATACCAAGCTGATCACGTTTGGCACCTTCGCCTGCAAACACTGCCCGTTGTGAGGATGTACGCAGCGCCATCTCAGCATAACTGGCAACGTTCATTCGTCGGCCATTCGAAAACTCAATACAATCGAAGCCTTTATCCAGGAAATCTCGAGTCGCCATGTCGACAGCCTGATTAAGCGAAGCAGCTCCACTGTTTAGATACACCTGAGCCTTATAGATCGTTTGACGATATACGTCGTCCGCCTGGCGCAGCATAGCATGTCTGGCTTGCTTTAGATCATTCTGGGATGCCTCAGCCAAAGCATTGACGCGGGCCTCATTGATCTTGAAGAAGCTGGAATCGGATCCGTCTTCTGATTCGACCTTTGGCTTCTTCCCGGTGATCTTATCCCATAGACTACGGACACGATCCACACCACGCCGAAACGCTCCTATGATGCCTGTATCGACAGCCTGATCAACTTCTGGCTCGTATTTTTTGATGAGCTGCCGAGTCTCCTTACGGTACTTCTGCAGATCCTGAAGCTTTCGCTGCTGCCACTGCTCCCACTCGAAGCCCATTTCCTCTTCTTCGTCCTCATGACGTTTAAGGTTACGCTGCATAGACTTGATTAGGTCAAGCTCCATTTCCGCGAATATGTTGCGAATGTTGTACTTGCTCATTCGTCATCATCCAGATCATCTGGTGGATCATCACGGTTCAGAGCTGGTTCCTCGACGCTGATCCCTTGCTCATCTTTCAAGCGCTGAACCTCTTCGGCCTTTTCCTCGTCCGTCCAGGTGTCGCCATACAACTCCTCGACAGCGCGCTCAACGCTCATTATGCCGAATGTACGAGCCTTACCAACTGTTTCGACCACAGCATCAAATGACGGCGATGCATATTCCCCGAACTTAATACTCGGCTTGTAATCTCCGACACCGCGACCACGCATCGTGTCGTATACCTTCAGCACCGTATCAACCAACTGCGGGATAACCTCGTTTAGTCGTTCGATAATCTTGCCGCGAGTGTACAACGTGGCCTTCTCCTTCTCGCGCTGCGCCTCAGCATTGTCTAGCTTCTTGAGATCGATGCCAAGGGTAGATGGTGACACTATCCCTTGCAAACACATGTCCAATGCACTGGCATAGCTGGCCACGAACGCCTCATACAGGATTGCTGGCTGCACCATATCGATCTGACCTTTTGCATCCTCGGCCATTACACTACCGACGCGGATAAACTGGTTATCAAACGGGTTAGGCTTCATCAGAGCCCCGTTCTGTGGATTCTTAGGGATCAAGTCTTCAGGAATGTATTTCTGCACCCTACCGGCGCGTATAGCATCTACCCATTGGCTGATGACCTCATCTAGCGCATCGAAGCTGTCAGCCTTGCTGTCGAATATCGACTTGCCTCGGCCCTTCCACTTCTTACTCCGGAAGAACATGAGCGGTACGGCCATGATGAAGTCACCTGAATATGTAACCTCTTGCAGCTCAGCCGTCTCAGGCACCGTAGACAACGGCACTTCCTTACCTTCCGAGTTAAGCAGCCTGTACTTGATATGCCCTCGTCCGAACGTCTCCTCAAGGCGATAGTCCTTATCCTTAAAGCGGTAATCGGTGTAAAAAATGACTTCCTGCAGTCGCCCACGATCACGCTTATAGTTGACCAGGTCTCCGCTGTAGAACTCAATAATCGGATAATCGGTAATTTCAGTATCCAGTGTAATTTTGAACGCCCCGTCACCAGCTACAAGCGTCTCAATGATGGATTCGCCTACCAACTCATCGAAGTCGTTATCCTTGGCTATCTCATCCCATAGATCCGTCTGCTCCTTGTTCTCCAGCTCAATGCCGTCCAGGTCAGCTACAACGATATCAGACAAGCGCTCAGCAATCATTGCCGGGAGTCCTGAATGGATCTTCCGAATAGCCAGGTCATCGGACGGCACAGCAGCCCAGAAGCGCGACTTACTTACGCTATCAGATGCCGTTTGCTTATAGAACTGGTCTAGCTCGCTTGGATCCCCGCGATACCAGAGCCGATTCCGCAGCACGTTCGTATTGTACGAAAATGGCTCCGTAATCGTGATGATTCGATTATCTGGCGCTGGATTAATGCGTAATAGCTTCATCACCATATTCTTTAACCACCCCATTCCTACCCTCCTAACAGGTACATTGTTTCTGCGATGCCCGTTGTAGCATCCGGCGCATCATCATTCTTGTTCGCGCCCTCACGCTGGTATGTCGTCATGGCTTTGTGGTACTCCGGCCATCGATCACGCCAGTTAACCGGGTAATAGACATGATTCATAACCCAAGTGGCGTTGGACGTTATACGCGCAACCTTGTTCTTCGATTGGTGGAACCAGCTCACGTCTGTTCGATTGCTGTTCAGCTCAGTTTCAAGGATCCGCTTCACATTACGTGCAAATGATCGGCCACCGCTGTTGGACTCAATTCTTTCTTTATTGACCTGAAACGCAAAAAGAGCCTTCGCTACTGCGGGCTCCGTGATTTCCATTGGCTCTTTCGTATATATGACATCCAGGACGTATGCCTCTTTCTGATAGGCTCCCCAGATGATGTTGCATAAGTAATCTGAACCCTGATCGGCACTGTCACAATAGGAGTAAATGCCAGTGAACAATGATTCACCGTGGCTATCAATCGGCAACTGCTCATAGGTTTTAAAGCTGCTGTACAAGCGACCTTTAATATCAATGGGCTCTTGCTGATAGTTAGCGCTGGCTATGTCAGTTCCCATGGCTCTAACCTTCATGTCATACGACTCTCGGCTCAACACTTCCTCACAGAGCATCGTGCCGTCATCCTGCAGCGCCTTCATGCTCAAGTGGCGGACTTTCTTTTTCTCGTCGCGGAAGTGCTCCAGCGCTCGCCCTGCCAGGTCACCGGTCGCCCACCTAGTCATGATAATGATGATCTTGCCGCCTTCCTCCAAGCGGGAAAGCATAGTGTTCGTGAACCAATCCCAGTGCTTCTCAAGTGTGGCCTCGTTGTTGGCTTCCTCGGCATTCTTGATCAAGTCGTCAATGATCAGGATCGATGCCCCGAAGCCGGTTGCCGTACCAGTGGGAGACGTAGCTAGGTAGTTGTTATAGCCACCCTCAAGGCTCCACAGGTTCATGGCAGCGTCACCCTTTGCAATGCGGGTATGCGGGAAAATGTCGCTATACACGATTACTGTAGGATCAGCCTTGGCTGTGCTAATGCCATTTCGGACAGCCTTGGAAAACGTCGTGGACAGTGTTTCGTTATAGGAACCAGTCATAATCTTAGCTGACGGATCCTGACCAAATACCCACTGTGCGAACATGGATGCCGTTCTTGACTTACCATGTCGTGGTGGCTCATTGACGATCAATATATCGTCATCTGACTGATAGAAGTCCTGCATCTCATTGCACAAGTCGATGAGGTACTGTCGATCGTCCTTGTAGAAGTCTGGAGCCATAGCCTGACAGAAACCAAAGAATTCACGGCGTGCCAATTCGATCCTGGCGTAGTGCCTAATCGTTTCCAGATCAACCATCGCAAATCAACTTTCTGAGCTCGTCGGTTGTCATTCCTTGAAGCGGGTTGCTAATGTCCACGTTTCCACTATGCCCAATCTCTTGCTTATCACGCCACTTATCAGGTCGGCGGTTCTTAAGCCAGAATATCTGCGCAGTAACGTCAGGTGAAACTTCCTTTGTCTTTTCCTCTACCAGCACCATTTTATATTTTGATACACTCAGTTCGACCGCGCGCAGTTCGACCATAGTTGCTTCTGGATGCTCCAATTTATATTTGTTAACAGCGATCTGCTGCTGTATGGCATATTCGTCATCTGACATTTCCGCCGACACATACTTTTTCTCTGTAAACTCATATCCAGTAGCCCTTTTGAACAAGGCATTTTCCACTTCAACATCGGCGACCTCCTTACCCTTTTTTAAGGCTGCCGATAATGCCGAATACTTTTTGGCATACTCTCGAAACGTCGAGTAAGCTACACCAAGTTTTTTGGCGATATCCTCGTCTATAACCCCGTCACGCGCCCATGCTTCTACAAGCAGGAGCTTTGGTTCAACGTGAGACTGGTACTTGTTTTTCCTTCCTCCTGCCATGTGATCATCTCCTTTTAGGGAATAGAAAAAGCCACTGGGTCTCAGTGGCTTTGATAAATCAAATATTCTTCTCTTCTTATACCAAATTAATGGCCTTAAGCTGTTGGAGCTTTTTGCGATTCTCCACCATTGTTCTGACTGTTTCGTACAGGGCAGTTGGTAGCTCAGTTCTCTTATTAACATCAGTAACATCTATTTGGTCAAATTGAGTTCTTGATTCTGTTCTGATTTTATCTATTGCAGAATCAAAATAACTGACGCTCTCTATAGTTACCCCTGGTGAACTCAGAGCGATCTTAAAAAGCGGTGATTCATGTAAATCCCCGTCGTTACTGGTCTTAAGAGTTAAATCTGAGAGGTCACTCTGATCCTCATTCCATACTGCTTTCCAATTCTCTGGCATTGATTTTCCATCGTATATATCGGTTACTATCCATGATTTATCAAAGCTTAACTTTACACCTGTTACTCTTGTTTTATTGATAAAACTATTAATGAAGTAATCATTCCCTAAACTTAAGTTAGTAGGGATATAGTTGTATTCTGAATTAAACAAGTCTTCCCAAGCGTCACTCAAAATCCCAGTAATCCTTGCAAGTATTATCTTCCTAGATAAATTTCTAGGGGAATAGTCTCGCAATTGAATCAGCAGTTTCTCATTTACAAAATCAATTGCAAATATCGTTCTTTCCCATGGGTCAATATTTACAATCGGCTGCTCCTGCTTATTTCCATCTACAGAGGTCTGATCAGGGATATACTCTTCATGAATAGCTCCAACATAAATCCCCTGCTCCTCATCGTACTGATATTCGCTGTTAAGGCAATATCTAAGCCCATGCTCCCCAGCATAAAATCCTGTTTGCGACAAATATTCCACAAGTTCTTTCCATTTTTCCTTTTTAGTAGGAGGTTTGATGATTTGGTAGACTTTTAAATTCAAATGTACCCCACCTTTCGTTGATGAAATATTTTACATGTAATATTTTATCATATTTTCAGGTAATAAGATACATCTAAAATAAGTCTAATGGATTATTTCAATATTTTCGCAAGGAACCCACGCCTCGTATCCAGAACCAGTTTGGATTCTATAGTCAATTCCACCTTGATGCTCTTCAATCTCTATGACTTTGGCTAATACTCCTATAAGTGATTCTTCTTCACTACGAATTATTCTCACTAATTCAACCATTTCTTAGCACCTCTTTCATTCCAAGTGTCATCAACATTCTATCCAATTAGCCTATGGCCAAAACATTGAACTTTCGGTGTATAGTTAAAAACCGCCTCGCAAGGAGACGGCTTTAAGAGAAGGAAAAAATAATACGAATGACAGGGTTCGAACCTGTGACCTCTTGCTCCCAAGGCAAGCGTGCTACCACTGCACCACATCCGTTCAAAGTACCAGCGCTAGGAATCGAACCTAGGACATCCAGAGTCATGTTATCGACGTCTTCTCTGTGCTACTACCACTGAGCTACACTGGTATAAAAAGAGATGTGACCGCTTGTTTGCAGAGTAACAAACGACCAAATCTCTAATTATTTCACACTATCATATTATCACGGACATAAATCGAAGTCAGTGGCATCTTAGTCGCACGACTGCCAAACTCCATCGACTCCGAAAATTAGCGCCGTTAAAGCATTTATGCCAGCTTTCAAGTCTCGGAAGACAGTACTTCTATCGCAAGAGTGGCATACCGCAATCTCATCTGCTGTCTTTCTTTCTTCTGAAATGTACATCAGGTACACAGTCTGATACCGTCTCATGTCTTCCGGCCGTCCAGATGTCTCACACAGCAATTGATATACCTTTATCATCTGATCAACGAATTTGACGATTGCAATGGTTCGTTCTTTAGATCGTTTGATTGATTCGATAGCGAAATCTTGATCTAACATGTCGGCCTGTTCCAGCATATCAATTTCATTCAATTCGGTTTTGAGATTAGCAGCGTGAACTGCGAAACGACGATAGTTTTTCAGTAGCAGCCTTGTGTTGCGCAAACGTCTGTCCCGTTGATTCTTCCGCTGTTTGTCTTGCTCCTTCTGTACGAACTCAATGGCAACACGCGCGGCAATTTCTGCAACTTCAGCTTGATTCATTCCACTTCCTCCTCGTCATCACTCTCTGTTTCAGCGTCATATTCTTCTTCACTGATCGGCGTTATCCATTCCGGGTCTAATCCAATCTGCTTGGCCAAATTGCACGCCAGCTTCTTATGGATTGCATCGTAGTCATCTTGCGTTTCAGGTGCTTTTCTGCAATTCCCCAACTTAATCTGTGTATAGCATTCTGCTGAGTCCCCATCTTCATCACTGGCCATTTCAGCTTCCGCGCTTATTTTGAAGCAAAATCTAAGATCCACCAGCGTTTCTGACTCTTTATCTATTTTCATGACTGCTCCTCCCTAAAATTAAGAATGTATGTTCGGTTCAAAGGCGCAGCACTTTCCCGTCTTCCCTTTTGCCGACGCCTCATTGGCGGATCCGGTAGAAGCAAATACACCGCGCCTATTTCATTGCCGTTCTCGTCTGTGACAAACTCCCAAGGGACATCATCGAAGATTGGGTCACGCACGACTTTCAAGCTCAATGTAATACGTGTAGTACGTTCCCTGGCTTTCATGAAGAGCATAACGTTTCCGCTCAACTGTCTTTTGTTCCAACCAACTTACCAAGTGTTTGTTAACCAGCTGAAGCCCCCCGCTCTTATCCCACTTCCGTAGCTTCAAACCATTCTCCCCACGTTGGATGACCAGGCGGTTTGTTGAGGGGTCGAAGCCAACACGCAAGCATTGGCCGGCTTCACATTTCATCATATTCGCTGCTCGACGGTTCACATGAATCCCATGCTTGTTCAACCCGATCGATGGATTGTAAGTGGTCTTTTCATCGACAAACCACTCAATTGACGACATCTGACTTTCACGAATCTTGTTACTCATGACAAATTCCTCCCTAGTCAATTCTCCAGATTGAAAACGTGAATACTTGTCTTTTATTCGATTGAGTACCCGACTAACATAGACTTGAGATTTATGAACATGCTTAGCCATTTGGCCTTGCGTCAAGCCTTCCATCCGTAATGTGAGGATGGTTCGTTCTGTCGATGCTAATATGTCAAGGAACTCTTGGACATTAATACCTGTATAATCTGCTACACTTGGCAACACATCCAACATCGTAAGATCTTTGTCATCCTGGCTAATTACCTGATCCAATGAAGACACTGACCAACCCTCGATATGCTTCAGAACATCATGGACATCCGCAAGCTTCCATCCAGTTTTTAATACGATGTCCTCAGCCGAATCATCGACCCATCCCTGTTTGCGAATGAATGCTAGGCGATCCAAGATCAACCTTGGAATCCGTACAGCATAGCGATTGCTCCTCAAATACTTTTGAATGCTCCACCGGATCATCGGGAATGCATACGTTGAAAAAGCGGTCACCTTCCCGTTGAATCGGGATGGATCATAATTCCGAAAAGCTTCAATGAGTCCAAATGTTCCAATCGATACAAGGTCGTCGTAGTCTAAGCCGTTTCCGATGACTACGGTATACTTCTTAGCTACGGCATGAACCATCCTCATATTGTTCTGGATCACTTCTGCCTCGTATCCAAGATGAGGATTATATGCTTCCAAGGGATCACCCCTTCTGCTTTTCGTAAACTTCCTCAAGCCACTCTATCAGCATCATCATTTGCTTTTTGACTAATGGATTCTCTTGATATTTCTCACATAACGCACCGGAGGAATCGGCTACCCATGCCCAGAACTGCTCACTCGTCATTCCATACTGAGCTGCAACCTGGTTGGCCATGCCGATCCAGTTCACCACTTCATCGTAGAAAGCTCTGTAGTCCATAGCTAGAGCTCCTCAATCTTGATATAAATCCCTGGCAGCCGAGCCCAAAACTTCTCGATAATCTCACTGGCCACAATGGCATCATCCGTCCAGTACCCCAAATCCGTCATGATGTCGAATGGTAGCTTGTTCATGTTGTGTGTATCCGGCTTCGTCGTCTTCCACTCTCCGTCGTAATGCTTACTTCCTTCTGGAATCGGGAATAGCCACTTTACGATTACCCGCAGCGCACCCGTATACTTTTTCTCTGGCACATGTTTACCTAGATGAGCTGTCAACTTCGCCCGTGCTGCTTTGAGATCATCGGGTTCATAGAAGATAGGCTTATCATTTTTGCAGCTAACCTGTTTTTCTTGATGGGTTGCAGTCGGCGGTTTCATCGGCATAAAAAATTCAGTTGCCATGTCATCACATCCATTTTCCAACTTTTGTCGGCAGCAGTTTTCGTTTAAATATCAGGAGGAGGGGGAGGGGCGCTTGCGTCACGCCCCTCCCTATCCCTATATATTTATATATAGTGGTCGCCGCTTCCCGGCGGCGTGCACCATGACGTATCAAATCCCCGCCGTTGATCTGCCGTTCGGCGTCGGTCATAAAAAACGTATATTTGCCGTGCGGCATTGATCATGAATTTATGATTGCCGCCGCCGCTTGGCGAGTTTTATTCTAGCGGCATTAATCATGGTCGCCGCCGTCGATTTTCACAATTACGTTACCGTTGTTTTTGTCAATCATGTAACCGTATTTCTTCACCCAGTCTCTAACCGTTCGCTCAGCAACCTCTTTTCCGGTTGAAGAATACCAATCCATTAAATCCTTCACAGTAGGAGGCTCTCCAAAATTGCAGTTATTGACGGCTTCCTCAAACTCTTCGGCCTTGTTCCTACGTTCCTTCTTAGCTGAGTCCTTACGCTTATTTGTGGCCTTTTGCCATGCTGGCTTGTCCCCTTCTGGATCAATGTCCTTCAGGCTGCCTACTTCGTCCACCTTATGGATCGGATACTGGAACCACATGTTGACCGGCTCGAACTTGGCATACTCACGCAATGTACCCTCCACGCGCCATGCAGAACGGCTACGGACGCTACGGACAACCTGGCTAATTCGTTCTCTAGCAGCAGCTATCTGCCCTGGAATAGCGCGTTTAGCGTGTTCTTCCATCGCCTTAGCGCTGAGTAAATCATCCTGAGAGATGTGCTCTAGTAAGTAATCATGATTGAAAGTTTCAAAGAGATGTTGATATACGTTACAAATAGCCTTATTCTCTTCCTGCTTCAGCAACGCCTCGGTTACATCAAGCTCTACTAGGTCAATCAACGCGTCAGGATCCCGAGCAAATACGCCGGAGCCGCTGGCTCTATCCATGGACTTCTTGCCGCCTTGAGAACCTTTTGAATGGTGATGACAATAGATGACGCTTGCGCCGAGCTCGGTCGCTATCTTGTCAAACTGGTTCGTGAAGTGTGCCATTTGATCCGCGCTGTTCTCATCCCCAGTTAGAACCTTGTAAATCGGGTCGATGATAACAGCAATGTAGCCTTTCTTGGCTGCGCGCCGGATCAGCTTCGGTGCCAGCTTGTCCATCGGCACCGACTTACCCCTTAGGTTCCAAATTTCGATGTTATCAATGTTCCTTGGTGATAACCCGAGCGCCTGATACACATCCTTAAAACGATGTAAACAGCTCGCTCGATCCAGCTCAAGGTTAACGTACAACACTTTCCCCTGCATGCATGACCATCCGAGCCATTTGATACCTTCCGCTAGAGCGATTGATAGCTCGATCAACGTGAAGGACTTACCAGCTTTTGACGGCCCAGCAATAAGCATTTTATGCCCTTGTCTCAGTACACCCTCAATCAACGGAGGTGCCAGCTTCGGCATGTTGTCCCAAAAGTCCGTCAATTTCTCAGGATCCGGCAGATCGTCATTCACATCTTCTATCCAGTTCTGCCATTCATCCCAGCTGCTCTTACCGATATTAGTATCAATGATAAATTGCTTTTTCTCATTACGTTCTACGCCAGGCATACGGGACAGCCTGGATGGATTTCGATTCTGATTGTCGATGTTCAGGCCGTTTTTCTTACATATGTTATAAAGGTAGTCGACGCGCTTCCTGTATTCGTCGTAATTGGCCGCATCGATGCGCACAATGGCATGGATACTCTTGCCGCCGCTGTATACCATGACGGCAATCGGCAGATCCAACTCGCGCATAATGGCGTTCTGCTTTTCGATGTCCATTGTATCAGACTCAACCAACGCATAGCGGAAATCGCTGACGTTCTCGTTTTTGACGCCCTTACCATCAAGAGGATTAAATCGGATCCACGCACCTGCTGCCGAATTGTAGTCACCTAGGACAGCTCCAATATCGCCATTACATTCATTCAGAGCCTGGATCAACTCACCGGCTGTCCGATCCCATGCACCCTTGGTGGGCAGATATTTTCCGTCGTCATTCTGCCAGGTATCAACGACATAGCCGACGTTCTCGGACGCCTCGAATAATGTTGCCAGATAGGTAGTTAGCTGCTGGACAGGGTTCCAATCTGCCGGTTCATGAATCTCCTTGCCCTCAATCCAATTTTTATCAACGACAACATACTCATCGTTGCCAGCAATCTCATCGTTCCAATCCAGTTCATGATCGTCTCTAGTACTACGAGGCATCCAACCGTTATCCTTGGCCATCTGCGTTATCGTAGCGCCTGTTACTGGCATGCCGGACCCCTCGAACGTCGTCCACTTCTTGAAGCATTCACCAGGATGATATCGGGATCCGTCCCGTTTACTCCAGTCGTCCCAATCGGCGGCTGTATAGCCTTCATATTTTAGCGCCATGCCGACATTTACCCACTCCTGATAACTTAGGAAGGCCGGATCGATGTAGGTCAGCAGGGCAATCAGATCCAATTTATGTTCCATTGTCGTGTCTCTCCCGCCTCATGTTCTTCCGTATTCGACCTAATTCTATTGATATAAATATAGAAATAATGTAAACTATTAGTGATTAAAATAGAAAATTTTAGGAGGTAATAATGAAGAATTTAAAAATTATTTGCCTTACATTGTTCATCTTAATGATGACAACAACTGCTGTATTTGCTGCTAACTCTTCAGTTTCAGTTTATGTGCCAGGAAATGCTCCGTTCGCAGATGCAACCGATGCTATTATCGGTCAAAATCAATATGGTAAAGCAACAATCAATTCAAGTGGTGCATTTTCTGGTTTTATTCATGAATATTGCAACGGCAAAGACACTGTTTACCATTATGACATGCCTAACGGAGGAACTAAGACAATAACCTACTACATGAGTTCTGGTTGTTCGTATAGACTCTTTGTTAAGAGTGATGGAGTTTTCCCCGTAGTAGGTAACCTACAAAACTATCAATAATCAATCAATATAAAGTGTCACCCTACTAGGGTTGGCACTTTTTTTCATTCATTTTGTTAGCTTGCGAGATAACGATTCCTTAGCTTCCTCCTAGACTTTTTTGTCCGATGATTTACGCTTGATTCCTGGTATCGGATCAGTGTATCCAGCAATCTCAAGCTGGCGCTGCGCCTTTCGGAAAACATAATCAATGTCCTCGCCTGATTTAATGGTTCCGTCTGCTTCGAGGTGCTTGCACGGAATCCAGACGTTTTGGTTTGTACCGCCAAGCGTAAAACGTCTGGCGGCACATCCTTTATAATTCCGTTTGATTAGTTCAAGGCGGATGCCTTTATATGTCTGGATCATATCTATTCCCCACGGTACTCTTTTGGATTGACTCCGTCCGGAACGCGCCAGCCATTTCCGGCAATGCGATCGATCAGGCGCTTGGCCGAATCAAAGGGCCAGGTGCCAACGTGTTCGAATCCACGTTGCTCCAGGAAGCGGATCTGCTTCGGTGTAGTTAATCCTTCTTCACGACGTTTATCCAAGCGCTCGAGCAGCTTTGTAGCTTTACCAGCATTATGGATGTCATCAGGCATAATACCCAGCTTCTCGAGCGTCTTGATTTGTGCATCGCTAGGCGGTGCCATTTCCCAACCGAACGATGGAACATAGCTTGCCAGATCCTCGGCCTGAATGCTCATTTCGAACTGTAGCGGATCCACGAGCTTACGCTTGCGACGTTTCATCTCTTCCAGCTGCTTGGCCAGCGCTTCCTCACGCTGAGCGATAACATCTTCTGCTGCCTGCTTCTCGACTGCTTCCAAGTCCAGCGGAATCCCCGCCTCTTCGATCTGCTTGGTCATAGCCTTGGCAATTTCCTCAGTCTCTGCAATGAGATGAGCTGGATGGCAAAGCTCGTGCCGTTCAGTGTGCCAAAGGAAATCTAGTAATAGTAATTCAGTTTTGCCAGGGAACAGTCGGGTACCACGCCCAATCATCTGGCTGTATAAGCTGCGAACCTTTGTTGGCCGCAAGACTACGACACAGTCAACGCTAGGGCAGTCCCAGCCTTCTGTGAGCAGCATGGAATTGCAAAGGACGTTATACTTGCCGCCGTCAAAGTCGGCCAGCACTTCCGCACGATCCTGCGATTCACCATTTACTTCAGCTGCCTTGAATCCCATCTCGTTCAGGATCCGTGTAAACTTCTGTGAAGTCTTGACCAGCGGCAGGAAGACGACAATCTTGCGATCCTTGGCCACTTTCCACATCTCTGCAGCAATTGAATCAAGATACGGATCCAACGCCGTGCCCAGGTCACTGCTTTTGAAGTCACCAGCTTGCTGGCCAACTGAAGATAGATCCAGCTTGAGAGGAATAGTCATGGCCTTAATTGGGCTTAGATAGCCTTCCTTGATCGCCTTAGGCAGCGTATACTCATAAGCCAGGCTTTCGAAATAAGCGCCCAGGTTTCGCATGTCACCGCGATCCGGCGTAGCTGTTACGCCTAACACATTGGCTCCCTCAAAGTATTGCAGGACACGTTGATAGCTGTCAGATATACAATGGTGAGCTTCGTCTATGATGATCGTGTCAAAAAAGTCCTTATCGAACTGCTGCAACCGCTTTTCGCGCATCATAGTTTGAACACTGCCAACAACAACACGGTACCAGCTGCCGATAGATGTCTGCTCAGCTTTCTCGGTTGCCGTCTTCAAACCAGTTGATTTCTCCAGCTTATCGGAAGCCTGATCCAACAGCTCACTCCGGTGGGCAAGGACGAGCACACGCTCGCCCAGCCTTACACGGTCTTTGGTCACCTTAGAAAATACAATCGTCTTTCCGCAGCCCGTCGGAAGTACAAGAAGGGTTCTTTTAACACCCTTCTTCCATTCATTTTGAATCGACTGACGCGCCTCTTGCTGATAGGTTCTCAGTTCCATGACGCCCTCCTAAAACTGACCTGGCGTGAAGCCTCCACCCTGCTGGTTCGTTGGGAATGGGGCTTGATATTGAGGCTGTTGGTTATATTGAGAAGCTTGGTTATATTGTTGCTGTGGTTGTTGCTGATAGCTCTGTTGTATTTGCTGTGGTGGATTAGCGTTTCCTTGTACATGCTTCAAATACTCGTCGTATGGATAAAACCGTTTTACTTGATTGTTTACAAATTCTCGACCATCTTTCTTGTATTTGTGATGTTCGATTTGGCAACGACCTTTTGCGCCAATCACTGCATTCCAGTTCATGCGCAATGGCTCGCCTTTCTTCTTCTGCCCAATCGCACTAAAGAATGCGGACAACAGTCCTTCTGTTTTGGTGTGAAGGAAGAGGTTATGAAAAACGGTTATGTCACCATTTTGCGGGCAATGTACCTTCAATTCCAATTTAGCCTGGTTGCAAGCTGGCATCTTGTCGCTACCCGTAAAACGACCACGTTCAAACTTAGTGACTGTGAAGTTATAATCTCCTTCTGGCAAGAGAACAAAATCCCCACCATCCTTAACAATCTGGTCATCCCATCCAAGTTCACGTTCAATATTTTGTGTCATGTATAATTCCTCCCGTTGTTATCAATTAAATGGAATCTGATTTCTAGTTTCTTGAATCATCCCGAACACTTGCGGCCATGCCCCAACCAATACACCCTCAATAAAACTTGAGTCATAGTTGGCAATCGGTGTATCAGCCGTATAGTAGCCTTTGTGACTTACCACAAGTTGAATCTCATACTCTTTCACCTGGTGTTGATTCATCAGATCCCGCAAAGACTGCGGTATGTTTGGATTCAGTTCGTTCGTGATCGTTTCGGCAACTGGCTGCTGCGCCTGTTGCGGCTGCTGTACCTCCGTCTGGATAGATGGTTGCTGTATAGGCTGTGTTGGTGTATTTACTACAGGCGGCGGTGCCACTGGTGCTGCAGGCGCTGACGATTGAATGGAACCACTGAAGATATGCGCAATATGTGCATAGTCCAATGGGAACTCATCCGGCAGCCCATGACGATTTTTCGCATCCCATGCAGGATGATGAGTAGCGTAGACTGTGCGGGCACCGCCCTGAGCCTTATGCTTGCGACCTTTGTCGTCTGCGGCAACGCTGAATGTCTTGTAATTGATGAACAAAACCATGTCCGCCCATTCCTTGACCAGCGGTGCCGTTCGGGAGCTGGTCTTTTGCCCAAGTTTGAGCTGATAACGGTCATATGACCCCATCTCGTCCGGCTGCTCAAATTTTACGATTTGGGCATGTGCAACGAGAACGACATTGATACCTGCTTCAACAACATCGCTGAGCAGATTCAGGAAACGACCGAATTCTTCGGATACATAAACATATCCCTTCCCGTATCCAAAATCTTCGACGCCCTTTTTCCCATGCTGCGCGCAGATACTTTCCACGCACATCATTTCAGCCCAGTCAATCGTGTCGATAACCAACGTCTCGAACCTTCCAGCCTGCTGCTTCACCCAACCCACCTGCTGATTGATCATTTCCCAACTTGAAGGCTTCTTAACACGTTGAACGTCCATCTCTGTGGTAGATCCTTCTGTATCGATAAAGATCGGATTGGGGAACTGAGCCGCTAAGCAAGATTTCCCGATCCCCTCCGGACCGTAAAGAACAACCTTCTTTGCCTTCTGGACTTTGCCACTGATTACTTCCATCGTTAAAACTCACCTGCTTTCCACGTTTTTGTTTCCACCTGCTGTACAGGCTGCTGTACAGTATGCGGCAGTTCCTGGCCTACTACATAACCATCCTCGATAATGATCGAGCATTCATCGCCAGTGCTGACTCTAGTTGCGATGGCTTGCAGCCCCTCCTGTTCTAGCCATTGACCAAACTCTTGAAGCGTATCTAAATCCATTTGTTCCAATTTGTCTAATAGGATAAATCCGCAGTCCGGTTTCAGCTTGCGAACAATAGCTGTGGAAACTTTCAATTGATCCGCACCGCTCATGTTGTCCCAACGTTGGCCGTTGTAAATAAGTTCACCATCATCCACAGATAGGCCAGAAAGCGGTAGATTAGCGTTGATAAGCAAGTCTGTTTTTTGCTGGCGGATCTCGTTGATCTCAGAAGTCAGCTTGTCGTATTGGACGCGGTAGTCACCTGCGTCCGTCTCGGCCTTGTCTTTGTCAAGGTTAGCCCGGACTTTACGGTTAATCTCATCAATTTGCCGGATGTTGTTCTCAAGCGCCTCTGTTGATTCGTCGTGTAGATCCAAGGCATCCCTTTGAGCGATTGCTAAATCCTCTTGCAGCTGCGTGTATTTGGCTTGAGCCTCATTAAGCATTGCTGTTAAGCGGTTGAGCTCGCGGCCTTGGCTCTCAAACTCTGTCTGGATTTGCTGGACACGCTGACGCTTGCGCTGATTCTCCCCGTTCTTGGCCAAGATCTCTTGCTGCTGCCGAATGAGCTCCGATGCTGAAATAGGCTCCTTCGGGGCATCCGTAAAGTACGGTTGCTCCCTAGCGAACTTCTCCTTTTGATCGGCAATCTGGCCGATGGCATGCCGACGATTATAAATCTCCTGTTCCTGCTGTTCCAACTCATGCAGTTGGTTTCCTACTCCAATGATGCGCAGCAGGATGTTGGCTTTCTCCTTATTAGAAGCATTCATGAATTTAGGCAAGTCGATGGCCAACTCTTCTACAAAACTATCAAGCAGCTGCTGACCGCCCTTCTGGCCGTTCGGATCGATAACCTTCAGATCGCTGTTCTTACCTTTGCGCTCGACAATCAGTCCGTTGGACATCACAATGTGCAAGTTAGGCGGGATAACACTGCCTTCTCTTGTTGCCTGTGATGGTCGATATTTATTACCGCCCAATCCCCACGCGATTGCGTCCAGCACACTCGTTTTACCTTGATTATTCTTACCGCCTACAATGGTGAGTCCTGAAGCAGTCGGCTCTATCTTGACGGCTTTAACTCGTTTGACATTTTCAATCTCAAGCTTGTTGATCTTGATCACATTGCTCCCCATCCTTTTCGTTTATCAAAGTACCTTCGAATGATCGAATCGATAGATTCATTCATTACAAAAATGACTTTCCCGTCTCTCGTCTTCACTTTGCACCAAAGCCGAGCGACGCCCCAAACATCTATGACTATCGCTTTTTCTCCTGTTTTGAGCTTTACTTCATCGCCTTTTAAAACGATCATAGTTAAACGTCTGGCTGCTCAAGGATCTGCTGTCGACGCTCAGCAATTAGATTGATGCAATCGACACAGAGTCGACCTTGCGACGCGTATTTTTTCAGGCTCTTTTCCTTCGATCCACAAAGGCTGCAACATGCCCCGTGCTTCTGGAGCACGATTCGCTCCCCGTCGGTAAAGATTTCAATTGCATCCTTCTGTCCGATTTGCAATGTTTTACGCAGCTCCACCGGAATGACAAGACGGCCAAGGTTATCAAGATGACGTACAATACCAGTTGATTTCATTGATTTCTCCTTCTGCCAGTGATAAACTGGCTGTAACGATTTTTGAATTGTGTGGCTCCTTGCGGCTCCTACCCCGCTTGAAGCTGTTTCTTTTTCAGCCTGCTTGCAACCATTCGAAACTGCCGCAGGTACACATCACGCGTTCGATAAGATTCTGATTCAATGGCGAGCAACAACAAGTTGATACAAACTAGCAGTCGTTTCTCTCGCGACAACACACATCACCTCCTTGTTAGAATCTAAAGCCTATCTTTTCTGCTTCTACTGCAGCCCATCTTACAAATGGATAACGCACTGGATCGATGCACTCACGAACGTAACGATCTGCCAGATGGTTCAGGAGACTATCATCAATAGGCATGAGACGGACCTACCTCCTGTCCTGCAATTACGATAACTACCTTTGCTCTCTGCAACATGTGATCAACTGAGCAGCACAAGTCCGGCCCGACCTTCCAAGCGACCTGCCCGAAGAAAATTTCCTTCTCGCACACAGGACAGTGGTCAATGACTTCCTTAGTATCCATGTGGATTCTCCTTTTAAATCAGAATGCGTCCATTGACGCTTGAAGCTTTTCAATCTGGCTGCAGATTTCATGCAGCCAATCTGTATCGTTCATCTCGTAAGCATGCTGACTCAACTGTTTGAGACTATCAAGGCGCTGAACAAGATTTGCATTAATTCGCATGCAATGGATCAGATCCGTTAACTCTGCATCTGTCCATGGACGCTGTTGCTGAACGAGGTGAAGCTCTGCCAGACGACGGTGGACTGGATGTATACCAATCAAGCGGTTTCCTCCCTCCAGCCTTTGTAAGACTTACGGTCTTGTTCCCTCCCCCACCGATCGAGGGTTGCGGTACTGAAAAATATCCTTCTGCCTACTCGTCGATGAGGGATCTCCTGTCGCTCGCACATGGCGTACAGTGTTTTAACTGAGATTGGATTCCCTTCACCGCTGATATAAGTCGCGGCTTCTTGAATGCTCAACGTCCGATCTTGATATGTAATTTCATTTCTAAGACGCTCCTCGGCAGCAGCGACTTCCTCGGCGATCATAGAACGAATCGCTTGTCCCAAGTCCATCATCAGATCCACCTCCTCACTCAAGGTTTTTATGTTTTTGGGTTTCTATTTCGAAACCCCAGGGCGTAAAAAATATTCATCTGCGCTTATTTCAAAAGTAGTACAGATAACCCTTAGTTCCGATACAGAAAAATCTCCACCAGTTCCATTTAGATTCTGGTTCAGTGCTGATGTAGACTTTTTTAGCAATCGAGCGACTTCCTCCTGTTTCACACCTGCTTCTTCTAAGTAAGCTTTAAATTTTGTATAAGGGGTGTGCCGACGTTTTACCTGTTTCAATCCCTCACCTCCCTTGGTTTCTTTTTCGAAACCTAGGTCAAGAATACCTCTGTAAGGTTTCAAAGTCAATAACATTTTTTCTGTTTTTCTAATATATTGTTGCATTTTTGAAACCTTAGATGTAATATGATTTTAGATACATCTAAATTAAGGGAGATTAAAAATGACATTTTCAGTAGGTAAAATGATTAAAGAGTTGCGTGTTAAGCAAGGACTATCTCAAGACGATTTAGCTGAAAAGTTAAATTCAAAATTCGGATCTTCTATTAATAAGGGTATGATTTCGAAATGGGAAAACGGTCTTGGCGACCCACGCTTAGAAACTGTGCGGCACCTTTCGATGCTGTTCAATGTTTCCCTTGATCACCTACTTGGGCTTGAACAGAAGGAAGAAGAAATAAGCACAATCGCTGCCCATTTTGAAGGCGAAGACTATAGCGAAGAAGAAATGCAAGAAATCTTGGAGTATGCAAAATACTTGAAATCAAAAAGGAAATGAGGATGGAAGCTTGCTCGACGAACTCCTAGATGAAGCAGAAAAATGCGGTATCGAAGTTATAGAACACCCCTTCAAATGCCTAAAACTCAAAGGCTTATATGTTGATGGAGTAATCACGCTTAATTCCGCAGCAATTTCCACTATTGTTGAGAAAACATGTGTGGTGGTTGAAGAGCTGGGGCATCATCATAAGTCAGCAGGGAACATCCTAGATCAAAATGATATCCGAAACCGAAAACAAGAGCTAAGGGGCAGAGATTGGGGCTATGAGCGCGCTATACCCTTGTCTTCATTTATTCGCGCACATCAAGCGGGCATAAGAACCAAGCATGAGCTTGCGGAGTTCCTTGGCGTAACTGAAGAATATTTGTTAGACGCGATCGAACGTTACCGCCAAAGGTATGGGCTATATGTGGATATGGGTGATCACTTTGTCCACTTTGATCCCCTCGGCATTACATACTGTTTTCGTAATATAGATTAGTCCTCCGTGCTTTCCAGCCGTAAGGCTGTTTATATATACCCATAAACCGAACATATGTTTTGTGAAAGGAGATTAATTACAGTGGCTAAGGGGAGTATTGAACAACGTGGAGAGAATTCGTGGCGGCTGACAGTTGACCTTGGCTTATTTCCCGATGGTAAGCGAAATCGACCTCGAAAAGCTATCACTGTTGAAGACAAAAAAATCCTTCGTTCAACACGTAGACTTAACGAGTATTTGGACGATCAACTGGCATTGTTTAAGCAGGAAGTGTTATCTGGCGAGTACATAAAACCCGACAAGATGATATTTTCGCAATACATTAACTTATGGAAAAAGAAGTACGCAGAACTCCATTTAGCCGCCAGTACAAGGGATGCATATTACAACCACATCAGAAATCACATTGAACCACGCTTTGGCAATAAGAAAATGACCGATATTAAAACCCTGCACATTGTTGACTTCATTGCAGACTTGAAAAAGCTTGACGCACGTAAGGATGGAAAGGGAAAACTTAGTGACCGAACCGTTCAATACATTTATGCCGTGATGCAGAATTTATTTACTGTTGCAGTAAAATGGGAGCTAATTAAAAATAATCCCCTGGAGAAGACAGATAGACCAAAAGCAAAGAAGGTAAAAGCAAAATTTTATGAGTCTGAAGAAGTAACAAAAATAATAAACGCCCTCTATAAAGAACCGATCCATTGGAGACTTATGATGTTAACTGCAATAATCGGAGGACTGCGACGCGCTGAGTTAGTAGCACTACGATGGTCGCACGTTGAATTTAACCACAAACAAATATTTGTGGAAAAAAGCATCCCTCTCAAACGTAAGGGTGTTAATTACGAAAAGGGTACCAAAAATGATGATGAGAGATACGTCGATATGCCTAATTGGCTCATGGAAGAATTCAATGACTTCAGAAAGGAATGGTTAAAACAAAGGGAGGCAACAGGAGATAAGTGGAAAGGCGAAGAAAATGAATATGTCTTCCACGCAGGTTATGGTACACCTTTTTATTACACCCACCCTACTGCATGGTGGAAGATGTTTACCGAGCGGCATAAATTCAGCTATTACAGTCTGCATAAGCTCCGCCATACATCTGTTACAGTCTTGATTGAAAAAGGCGCGTCTATCAAATCGATACAGGAACGAGTTGGACATAAACAAACTCAAACTACTACCGATATTTATGCCCACGTAACAAAGAAACTGAGTCGTGAAGTAGCTAATTTATTTGATGAGCTAGATCCCGCGAAAGAAAATTCCGTCCCCAATCCGTCCCCAATTAAAATTTAGGCTAAATGTACGCTCCATTTAAAAGTCCCGGAAAAACAAAAAAAAGCCTTATGTAGCAAGGCTTTCCGGCTTTTAAAATATGGTGCGGCCAAGAGGACTCGAACCTCCACGTCATTGCTGACACTAGAACCTGAATCTAGCGCGTCTGCCAATTCCGCCACGACCGCATATTTGATTACTTCCGATTGAGTCGCTAAGTTGTTTCCCGGCGACAAGAAATATAATATCATGTCACTGTATGTACCGTCAACACTTTAATTAAACTTTTTTAAGATCGTACCTTCGTGTATTTGCTGCAAGGCAGCTGGAAGGTTCCCCTCCCCGCTGCCCGTGCAGTTTTCCAGTATATCCGTTCAAGTCTCAGGGACTGTTCTTGGCTCATCTGCAGGTTGAATCGCATAGCTGCGGCTCAGCTTTACAACACGCCGATTCCGCTTGCGAATCATGACATACTCATCATCCCATGCAACCACGAATCCTCGAACATCGTTCATCTCCAGTATGTCTCTAATGACTCTAACAAATGTTCCTTCCACTCGATAACGATCAAGCTCCGCTTCCTCCATCAT